CTCCACCAAGCACCCTCTACAGTGCTGGTGCGTGTGTTGACCCAGATATTAGGCCCACCAAAGGCAACCAGCACCCGAGCGCCTAAGTATTCGCTCTTGTTGTTGACAATGTACTCGATGTCCAAGGCATCTTGCAGGTAATCAAAAGCAGACATAGGCTCGCCATCAATTACATCATCTTCATTGAAACCAAGTGTAAGTTTTTTAGCGATGGATTGAACGTGAGACTTAAGATCATTTGACATGGTTAAACTCCAAAGTATGCCTGTACATCACAGGCCAGATTAGTGCGATAGAGTTGCACTGCATAGGACTCTAACATAACGTTAAAGCCCTACACACTACAGGGTGAATCACATGCAATATTTAAGATTGACACCTGCTTGCTTTTTAAACCCGTTCCACTCTGCGTTAGCTCTGAAACTGGCGAGCTTCCACAGGCCTCGCCAATCTTTGATTCCCTCATCGGCACAATAATCTTGTATTGCTTCCACCTCATTACCGCAAAAGTCGCGGGTGTTGACGATCAGAGTAACAGCCTCATTTAATTGGTTTTCAGTGTATTGCATGATTAAGCTCCTAATGTTAAACGCCCAAGGCCAACAAGACACCCCAACCTGCAAAGACTGCAAGACAGAGTACAGTTACAATGATATCTTCGATTTTGTTTCGCATGATTGATCCTTAGTTTGTTGATGATGATGTAAGTGTAAGGGCTTTTTAGGCCCCTACCATAGGTGTTTACCCTTGCTTTGTCTTTCGTTAGTTAGTAAGTCAGGATGTCAAAGTAAGCTAGGGCAAAACCAGCAAAGACCAAGCCCAAAGCTACTGCAAAGCAAATGTCTATCAGTGTCTCTTTCATGCTGCCACTCCTTTTTTAGCAAGGTCATACATAGACCAGCAGTCTCTAGCTGCCCAATGAGACAATTCGTCAGGGTCAGACACAATTTTTGCAACAGTCCTCAAGATAGCTAAGTTGCTGAAATCGTCTTCTTCCCTAGGGAATTGATAAAACAACCACTTCTCAAAAAATTCCATGTATGCGCTATATGCGCTATCTTTCATGTTTAGGGGTTTCATAGTGTCTCTCCAGTTTTGGGCCTTGCACTATTGCTTGGCATGGTTGAACTATAACACAATGTTTTGTGCTGTCAAGTACTTTATTTAGACTGTTACAAACTGTTACAATTTCAGCATAAATACAACAAGCACTAGGTTTAGATAGTCTGTAATGTGACTTCAAAGTGTACGTTATAACTATCAAATATACGTTATGACTGTAAAATGTAGGTTATGACTGACAAGTATGCTTTGTGACTTTTAAGTGTACGTTGTAACTGTCAAGTGTACGTTGTGACTGTCAAGTGTACGTTGTAGCCACCTACATCGCCCCTCACTCAGCCCCGCCACATAACAAACTACATCGTTATAACTAAAACTTATAAGGCTACAATGTGACTACACAGTCACTGACTAAACGGTACAGTCACAGACTAAACTGACTGGTAACTGACTAGACTGTACAGTTTCTGACTAGACTGTACAGTATAATTATGACCGGGGGGAGGGGTCAACTTCTGTGTATAATTGTTGTGGGAGCCTCTAACGTACACAAAAAAGAGTATGGAGGAGCCTAACGTGATCAAGATCACTGCTACCGTACACAAAAAGGTAAAATTAAGATAATTGGGGACAGATCAGCGGAGCGTAAGTGCTTAAAAAGAGGCAGTAGAGGACAATGTAAGTCCTTGATCTATAAGTAGTTATGATTTATAACTAAGTAGAGACTACGAAGTACTCTAAAGGACAAGAAAGGGAGGCTTAGAAGACACAAGAATGTGACTAGGATCACAGCGGAACGCAGTGAGCGTACAAGAAAGTAAAGAAATATGTAAAAGTTGTAACAAAATGAAGAAATTTTAAGAAAATTGTAGAAAAAGCTTGACATTGGATACAAATTGTGTTATAATATACGTATAAGTTAAATTAACATCTTAACTTTGCAGAACTCAGATAAAGTCTATGAAGCCTGACCCCACTTCTTAGCAACATACGAAGAGTCTAGATCATGTACACCCTGAAAGGGGAACTTAGAAGTGAATGTTAACAACTAACATAAATAAATACTTTATCTAGATTCTGCCTTTAAAGCAATGTTAACGAAATGTCTTAGTACTTCATAGTACTACACATAGAAGTCTCCTATGAAAGGATAAAGACTAGATGACCAAACCAACTGGTAACAAGATAGGTAGACCAAAGAAGTCAGAGATAACTGATCTTAAGTCTGGTAATAGAGGTAAAGTAGGTCGCCCCGCTGGTGATGCAGCAATTATTAATGAATACAAAGCTAGGATGCTTGCGTCACCTAAGTCAGCTAAGGTTCTGGAAAAGATACTAGATGCTGCCTTAAACGATGAGCATCAACATCAGGCTGCTGCTTGGCGTCTAGTGATCGATAGGATTTTACCTGTATCTGCTTTTGATCAAGCTAAACAGAACGGTGGACAAGCTGCTGTTACAATCAATATTAGTGGTCTAACCAATACAACAGTCTCTACTGATGATCAACCAACGTATGACATCACGGACGTAGAGGTTAAAGAATGACGGAACTTAACTTTGCACTATTAAACTGGCAACAGACTGTCTTCAAAGATACCCATCGCTTCAAGGTCGTAGCTGCTGGTCGCCGTTGTGGTAAATCTAGACTGTCAGCAGTTACCTTACTGATTGAGGCTTTAAACTGTCCTGAAGGCTCTGCTGTGATGTACATAGCACCTACCCTTGGACAAGCTAGAACAATTATCTGGGACTTGTTACATGACCTTGGTAGGCCTGTCATCAAGTCTAGTCACATTAATAACTTAGAGATCACACTGGTCAACGGAAGGAAGATTCTTGTCCGAGGTGCTGATAACCCTGATAGTCTTCGTGGTGTTTCCCTTACTTATGTCGTACTGGACGAATGTGCTTTCATTAAGCAAGAGATTTGGGAAAAGGTTATACGAGCTTCATTGTCGGATAAGAAGGGTCGTGCTCTGTTTATCTCTACTCCTAGTGGTCGTAATTGGTTTTACGATACCTTTAAGTTGGGGAACGAAGGTACAGACGAAGAGTGGAAAGCTTGGCACTACACTACGCAGGATAACGAAACTATTGACCCTAAGGAAATCGAAGCAGCAAAGAGAACCTTAAGTTCATTTGCATTCAAGCAGGAATACTTGTCTAGTTTTGATAACGCAGGTGCTGACCTATTTAAAGAGGATTGGTTCAAGCTTGCTGAAGAACCTCAACATGGTCAGTATGTCGTAGCTATCGACTTAGCTGGATTTGAAGAGGTTGGTAAGAATGCAGGTGCTGCTAAGAAGCGTCTAGATGAATCAGCTATTGCTATCGTCAAGTTAGAAGATAACGGTAACTGGTGGGTACATAAGATTGTACATGGACGTTGGGACATTAGAGAGACCTGTGTACACATCCTTAAGGCCATTAGAGACTTCAAGCCTATCGGTGTAGGCATTGAACGTGGTGCTCTTAAGAACGCTGTACTGCCTTATCTGAATGACCTGATGCGTAAGAACAATATCTATGCACACATCCAAGACTTAACTCATGGTAACAAGAAGAAGACAGACAGGGTTGTATGGGCCTTACAAGGGCGTATGGAACACGGTCGAGTCTCCTTCAACATTGAGGAAGAGTGGAGTGAGTTTAAGGATCAAATGATTATGTTCCCCACAGCAGGTGTACATGATGACTTGATTGATGCTCTTAGTTACGTAGATCAGCTTGCAGTGTCTAACTACCAGCAAGACTACGAAGATGATGATTACGAAGTATTAGACCCTATTGCAGGCTACTAAAGGAACACATATGAAACCCGGACTCTACGCAAACATTAATGCTAAACGCAAGCGCATTGAAGCAGGCTCAGGCGAGAAGATGAATAAGGTTGGATCAAAGGATGCTCCTTCCGATGAGGACTTCAAGGATGCTGCTAAGACTGCTAAAAAGAAGCCTGCTAAAAAGAAAGGTAAATAACATGGCTACCAAGAAAACTATTCCAATTAAGCCTTTCAAGCCTTGTGCTGGATGTCCCACTCCTTCTAAATGTAAGAAAGAAGGAAAGTGCATGATGAAAAAAGGTAAGAGCAATGGCGACTACTAAAAAGAAAGACTCTAGGCTTGAGAGTGCAGGTGTAGATGGTTATAACAAACCTAAGCGTACACCTAATCATCCTACTAAGAGTCACGTTGTAGTGGCTAAAGAAGGCGATCAAGTAAAGACTATTCGTTTTGGTCAGCAAGGTGTCTCTGGTTCTCCAGAAGATGAGGATGAGACAGAAGCTGAACGTAAGCGCCGTAAGAGCTTTAAAGCCCGTCACGCAGATAATATCGCTAAAGGTAAGATGTCTGCTGCATATTGGGCTGACAAAGTTAAATGGTAAAGGAACAAAACAATGGCTGAAGAACAGTTTGATGAATCTCCCTTCGAGGAGCCTACAGAGGAAGAGAAGAAGCTTACCTCTTGGGTCTCTGAGCATATCACACGGTGGCGTGACTACCGTGATGGTAACTACATGGATTTATGGCTTGAATATGAGCGTATCTTCCGTGGTGTCTGGGACACACAAGACAAGACCCGTGAGTCTGAGCGTAGCCGTATCATCTCCCCTGCCACTCAGCAGGCTGTAGAGACCCGTCACGCTGAGATCATTGAGGCTATCTTCGGTCAAGGTGAGTTCTTTGACATTGAAGATGACATTCAAGACGTTAACGGCAATGCCTTAGACGTAGAGGCTTTGAAGCTTCAACTGATGGAAGACTTCAAGAAGGATAAGATCAAGAAGTCTATTGATCAGATCGAATTGATGGCTGAAATCTACGGTACAGGTATCGGTGAGATTATCGTCAAGTCCGAGAAGCAGTATGCTCCAGCTACACAGGCTATCCCCGGTATCGCTAATGCAGCAGCTATCGGTGTTGAAGAGACTGAGCGAGTAGCAGTCAAGATCAAGCCTGTTAACCCTAAGAACTTCCTGATTGACCCTAATGCTGACTCTATTGAGGATGCTATGGGTGTTGCCATTGAGAAGTATGTCTCATTACACAAGGTTGTTGAGGGTATTGAAGCAGGTATCTATAAGAAGGTAAACATTACCTCTAGCTTTGATGATCCTGACTTAGAACCTACTCAAGACCTGACTCAGTACCAAGATGACAAGGTTAAGCTGGTTACTTACTATGGCTTAGTTCCTCGTGAATACTTGGAAGAAGTTGAGGATGAAGAGTACGAAGACATCTTCCCTGATGGCTCCGAAGCTGATGACTACAGCAACATGGTTGAAGCTATCATTGTGATTGCCAACGATGGTATCTTGCTCAAGGCTGAAGCTAACCCCTACATGATGAAGGATCGCCCTGTTGTCGCCTACCAAGACGACACAGTGCCGGGACGCTTCTGGGGTCGTGGTACGGTTGAGAAGGCCTACAATATGCAGAAGGCTATTGATGGTCAGCTCCGTGCTCACATGGACTCCTTAGCCCTTACTACAGCTCCTATGATCGCTATGGATGCCACAAGGCTTCCTCGTGGTGCTAAGTTTGAGATTAAGCCCGGTAAGGCTATCCTTACTAACGGCTCCCCTAGCGAGATTCTGTATCCTTTCAAGTTCGGTCAGACTGATGGTAATGCAGCTCAAGCAGCTCAGAACTTTGAACGTATGTTGTTACAGGCTACAGGTACTGTTGACAGTGCTGGTATGCCCTCTAACGTGCCTCGTGACGCTACCGCAGGTGGTATGTCTATGGCTATGGCAGGGATTATTAAGAAGTACAAGCGTACCCTTACTAACTTCCAAGAAGACTTTATGATGCCTTTCATCTATAAAGCTGCTTATCGCTATATGCAATTCGATCCTGAGCGTTACCCTACTGTGGACATGAACTTCATTCCTACAGCTACCTTGGGTATCTTGGCACGAGAGTTTGAACAGCAACAGTTGATTGGCTTGTTGCAGACATTAGGCCCGAATACTCCTGTGTTGCCCCTGATTCTTAAAGGTATCTTGCAGAACAGCTCGCTGACTAACCGTGGTGAATTGATCCAGACCTTAGACCAGATGAGTCAGCCTGATCCTAAAGCTCAAGAAGCTCAGATGCAGCAGCAACAGATGCAAATGGCTCTGTTACAGGCGCAGATTGAGGACTTGCAAGCTAAGACTCAGAAGTCTCAGGCTGATGCTCAGAAGTCTATGGTTGAAGCTCAGGTGGCTCCTCAGTTGGCTCAGGCTAAAGTGGTTGCTGCTTTGTCTACCAACTTGGATGAGGATAACGAGTCTAAGGACTTTGAGCGTAGGGTTCGTATGACTGAATTGATGCTTAAACAAGAGGATATTCAGAGCAATGAGCGTATTGCTACACTACAAATGATGAATAAAGCAAAATAACAGTTGACAAATGACTACTTTTATGTTATAATATAGTCATTGCAACTCAATAAGGAATAACCAGTTGGCTCCTAATTTACAACATTATTATGAGGAATCTTTCAACATGATGGCTACCCAAGGGTGGACTGACTTGTTGGAAGACCTACAACAGTTAAAAGATAGTTTAAATAATTTATCATTGGTCACGGACACACAAGATTTATACTTCCGCAAAGGCCAGATTGACATATTAGACTTGATTTTAAAGCGTAAGGATACGTGTGAACAAGTATACGAGGAGTTACAGAATGAAAATTCTTAATGACTTTAAGTGTGCTGACGGACATATAACCGAATCGCTAAGAGAAGATAGTGTAACTGCCATTGGGTGCGCCCATTGTGGTATGAACGCTATCAAAGTACTAGCTGCACCTAGAAGCAATCTAGAAGGGTTCTCAGGAGCCTTCCCTGATGCTTATGACAGGTGGACTAGAGTAAGAGCTGATAAGCTCAAACAAGAGCAGAAACAGAACGCTGACTAATGTTGGCACAACTCTGAATCTATTTTAAATTTGTTGCAGCGAAAGCTGCGTTAATCCTTAGAACTCTACGGAGCAAGGAAAGGTTAGGTATGGCATTAATTGAAAATGAGGACATGAATCTAGGCAGTGAAATTGACGCTGAAGACTTCAAAACTGAACAAGTTACTCAACAGACTGAGCAAAATAACTCACAGGTAGCTTCTGAGATTCCCGAGAAATACAAGGGTAAGAATCTAGAAGATATTGTGCGTATGCACCAAGAGGCTGAAAAGCTTATTGGTAGGCAGGCTCAGGAAGTAGGGGAAGTACGTAGGTTAGCCGATGAACTCCTGAAACAAAAACTCTCTCAGACGCAGACAAATGCACCCACCAAAGAAGAAACTGAGATCGACTTCTTTGAAGACCCCAAGTTAGCAGTTCAAAAAGCTGTTGCAAGTCACCCTGATGTTCTCGCCGCTAAACAAGCATCACAGCAATTTAAGCAAATGCAGACACAATCAATGCTCAGTAAGAAGCATCCTGATTTTGCTGAAGTTGTACGAGATGGTGAGTTTATCGAGTGGGTCAAAGGCTCTCCGTTGCGCTTAAATTTATATGCAATGGCTGATGCTCAGTATGATTTTACAGCAGCAGACGAATTGATTTCTACATTCAAACAGATTCGCACATCTAAGACAGCACAAACAACTGAAGCAGGAAACTCTGTACGCAAACAGAACCTGAAGGCAGTCGCTGTTGACGTTGGTGGAACTGGTGAATCTTCGAAGAAAGTATATCGCCGTGCCGACCTGATCCGGCTACGTATGACCGACCCTAATCGTTATGAAGCACTACAGCCTGAAATTATGGCTGCATATGCTGAAGGTAGGGTCAAATAATTTATTTTTATATTAATTAATTCTTAGGAGAATTTAAAATGCCTTTAGGTACTAATAACGTTACCGTTACAACAGCAGCAACATTCATTCCAGAAGTCTGGTCTGACGAAATTATCGCTGCTTACAAGAAGAGCTTGGTTGCTGCCAACCTCATCAAGAAGATGAACTTCAAGGGCAAGAAAGGTGACACCGTTCACATTCCTGCACCTACCCGTGGTGATGCCTCTGCTAAGGCTGCTTCGACTCAGGTTACCCTGATCGCTGCTACCGAAGGCGAAAAGACTGTCTCTATCAACCAGCATTGGGAATACAGCCGCTTGATCGAAGACATCGTTGAAGCTCAAGCTTTGACTAGCCTGCGTCAGTTCTACACTGATGATGCTGGTTATGCTCTGGGTCGTAAGGTTGACTCTACTCTGATCCAACTTGGTCGTAAGGCCAACGGTGGTGACGGTACTGCTGCTTACACTGGTGCTTACTCTGGTGCTGACGGTACTACCGCCTACACTGGTACTGCTGGTGCTTTGACCGATGCTGCTATTCGCCGTTCTATCCAGCGTTTGGATGACAACGATGTGCCTATGGACGGTCGTTTCTTGATCGTTCCTCCTTCCACACGTAACACCTTGATGGGTATCGCTCGTTTCACCGAGCAAGCCTTCGTGGGTGAGACAGGTGCTGCTAACACCATCCGTAACGGTGAAATTGGTAACGTGTACGGTATCCCCGTCTTCGTGACTACCAATGCTGACGCTGCTACTGACGGTGATCGTATCTGCTTGTTGGCTCACAAAGAGTTCGCCGTGTTGGTCGAGCAAATGGGTGTCCGTACTCAGACTCAGTACAAGCAAGAATGGCTCGCCAACTTGTTCACTGCTGATGTTCTGTTCGGTTGCGATGAGCTGCGTGACGGTTCTGCCGTTGCTTTGGCTGTCCCTGCCTAAGCTTACAGTGTAAGTTAAACTGGTTCCCTACTCAAAAGGTGGGGAACCTTTTTCATATACTTTAATATAGAGTATATAAGAAAGGTATTCAATGGCTAAATTTATGTGTCAACAATCTGGTAATGTGTTTGAGTTTAAGCTTGAGCATGACATTAAAACTATGCGAAGTCATAGTGCATACACTGAGGTTGTAGAAGAGCCTGTAGTAGAAGTAACAGTAAAACCTAACAAGAAGGTGAAACAAGATGAGACCAGTATCAGTAGGGGCAGTATTAACACCTGATGTAAAGACAACTGTTTACACTGTTCCGACAGGCTACTATGCTATGTGGAACCTTGCTTACGCTGTTAACCACTCAGGCAACAACAAGTATATAGATATTATTTGGTATGACGCTAGTACCGACACAGAGTTCTATGTATTAGACAACTATGTACTAAGCCCTACTCAGTTCATTAAGTTTGATGGTGGTGCTTACATTGTGCTTGAAGAAGGTGATCAGGTACGGGCTAAAGGTGAACTAGGTTCTAGCATGAACGTGCTAAATACGTTTGAATTACATCGTAACAAAGGTTAAATAACATGGCTTTTACCGAAGAACAAAACCAAGTAATCAGAGACTACGTAACTGCTAACCTTGACAACCCTTCTGCTATTGCTGCTGCGGCTGCTGAGTTTGGGGTTAGTCCTCAAGCGTTAGCCATAGCAGTAGGGGTTACTGAGAATGAAGTAATTAATTACTTTGAACAAGCTGGTGTAACCCCTCCACCAGTGGTAGCGCCAGTGGTAGCGCCAGCGGTAGCGCCAGCGGTAGCGCCAGCGGTAGCGCCAGCGGTAGCGCCAGCAACTACATTATTTTCTGATTCTTCTGTTACTACCGCACCAACGGCAGAAATTGCAACAACAGAAAACACATGGGATTATGGCGAGTACGTTGAAGCTCTTAAAACAGGTGGTGATCTAGGTGAGCAGGTACAACGCTTAGCTACTCAAGCTCCAGTAATGGCTGCAAATGCTGCAAACCTTTACAATGAAATTATAGCCCAACAACAAGCTGGTTCTGCTGAGTTCTGGTATAAGGGAAATACAGCCTCTAAAGAAGCTGCTGCTGCTGACTTTGCCTTACGACTAGCTGAGAACGGTATCGGTTCGTTAAATGAGATAGGCCAGAGAGATGTTCAAACAACTGTCTTTGGTTACAATGAAGATGAAATTAGAACTGACCAAGAATACTATAATAAAGTGACAGGCGAAGCATTACCTCGTTCTGAACTTCTAGGGCGTGGTACTAGTGCTTTAGACCTTGATTACAACCTAGCTTTTGCTGCTAATGGCACAGTAATTCCTTTTACAAGTAATCGTCAAAGTAGTTGGTTAGGTTTTCGTGAAGACTTCTTAAAACCTGCTGCTGCGTTTGCTCTCACTGCTATTGGTGCTCCTGTAATTGGTGCTGCTGTGGCTCCCGGTCTTACTGCTGCTACGCAAGCGGCTATTGGAGGTGCTATCTCGGGTGGTGCTAGTGCTGCATTAACAGGTAACGATGTATTAACAGGTGCTTTGCTTGGAGGCGCTGGAGGTTACTTACAAGGCGCTAATGCTGGATTAGGCGCACAAACTGATGCTAGCTTTTTAGCTGCTGATGCTACTCAATTAGCTGCTCAAGGTTTATCTGAATCTGCCATTACTCAAGTATTAGGTGCTTCTGGTTATGCTTCTGACGCTGCTGCTACATTAGCTGCATCTATGGCTGTTAATGGGTTGGATGCAGCCACTATAACTAGTCAGTTAGATGCGTTAAGCACTAACACAGGTTTGATGTCTCAGACAGGTTCTGCTGCTGATTTAGTTGCTGCTGACACTTTGAATATTGCAGGACAAGTAGGAAACAACGTATCTGCTATTGAACAAGTATTAGTAAATTCTGGTGTTGATTCTTTAGTTGCTGCTGATCTTGCTACTCAAGTTGCTTTAAATCCCGGCATTACACAGTCTACTCTTGCTACCAACTTAAGCAATACTTTTGGTAATAATATCTATGACGTAAACACAGCCACTACTTACCCTACAACAGTGTTGCCCGGGTCAGGCGGGTTGTTAAGTGATGTTACAGGAACCACTACTACTACAGGAACTGGTACAGGAACTACAACAGGAACTACAACAGGTACTGGTACAGGAACTACTACAGGTACGGGTACAGGAACTACAACAGATACTAGTACAGGAACTACTACAGGAACTGGTACAACCGCTACTGGTTTAACTGCTACTCAAATAGGTAACATTATTAAAGCAGGCGTAGGATTATTAGGTACAAGTGCTGCTGTGAATGCTGCTGGTAGCGGAGGCAGTACTACACCAATGCAAACACCTACACAGGGAGTGCCTACATATACCCCTGAGTATTACAATCAATTACAACAGTATTACAACGCATACTTACCTCAGACTCCTAGAGATGTGGTATCTCCTCTGCAACAATGGTATAACTCTTCATACGGAGCTTAAATGTCCACAATCGTAACAAAGAATAGTAGCACAGCCTCTTCTGTACCCTTAGCTGGTGATCTGGTTAAAGGTGAGTTGGCTGTCAACGTAACAGATAAGAAGCTTTACACCAAAGACAATAGTGCTACTGTTGTTAAGGTTGTAGGTTCATTAGGTAACCAAGAAGCTAGTGCTGTCGCCATCACAGGTGGTACAGTAGCAGGTGTTGCTCAGACAGGTGGTACAATCAATAACACACCTGTAGGGGCTACTACTGCTTCTACAGTTCGTGGTACTACTGTGACAGCAACTACAGGCTTTGTTGGCCCTCTGACAGGTGCTGTGACAGGTAACGTCACAGGTAATGTGACAGGTAACGTCACGGGTAACGTCACAGGTAACTTAACTGGTAACGTGACAGCAGCTAGTGGTACATCTACGTTCAACCATGTAACCATCAGTGGTTCCTTGGACATGGATGCAGGTACTTCTGCCACTATCACAGGTTTAGCTACTCCTGTTAATAACAGCGATGCAGCCACTAAGATTTATGTTGATACAGCTATCAGTAACCTTATTGATGGTGCTCCTGCTAACTTAGATACCCTGAATGAGATTGCTGCTGCTCTGAATGATGATGCTAACATTGCAGCAACTTTAACAGCCTCTATCGCTACTAAGGTCTCTAAAGCTGGTGACAGCATGACAGGTGCTCTGGCGATGGGCACTAACAAGATTACAGGCTTAGGTACTCCTACAGCGGGTACTGACGCTACAACTAAAACTTATGTCGATACAGCGGATGCCTTGAAGCTTAACTTGGCAGGTGGCACTATGTCTGGTGCTATCGCTATGGGTACAAATAAGATCACTGGTCTTGGTACTCCTACTGCTGATGCTGACGCTACTACTAAGTTGTATGTTGATGGTATCTTAGGTTCTGCTACTTCTGCTGCGGCTTCGGCATCGGCTGCTGCTACCTCAGCTACCAATGCAGCAAACTCAGCAAGTGCAGCCTCTACTAGTGCTTCTAATGCTTCTGCCAGTGCTTCCAGTGCTGCTGCTAGCTTTGATAGCTTTGATGATCGTTACTTAGGTGCTAAGTCTTCTGCTCCTAGTGTTGATAACGATGGTAATACATTGTTGACAGGTGCTCTGTATTGGAACTCCACTGTTGGTGAGTTAAATGTCTGGAGTGGCTCTGCATGGGTTCCTTCTGCACTCACTACAGGTGCTCAGACGATTTCTGGTGTTAAGACTTTCTCTGACAATCCTATACTGACCAGCGGAACAGCCAACGGCGTGGCCTACCTCAACGGCTCCAAAGTCCTGACCACTGGGTCTGCGCTGACGTTTGATGGGACGAATCTTGGTGTTGGTACTTCCAATCCTGCGGCCTTTGGTTTATTTGCTATCAATGGGGCAAGCGCAAGCGCAAACATCAACGCTTCGACAGGCTCTGCGGCACTGAAGTTTTATGAGGGCTCTGGTACTGGTAGAGGCAGTATTACCAGTCTAAATGGCTCTGACGGACTTGCATTTCTGCAAGGTACTACCGAACAAATGCGCCTCACGTCCACAGGGTTGGGTATTGGGACGAGTTCGCCGGGGGCAAAGCTGGATATTCAGGGCGGCAACATTGTTGTGGGGACGACCACGGCTGGCAACAGCACGGCAAGCATGACTTTTGGCAAGGTTGCCGCAGGTGGCGGCACGATTAGCAACAGAATTAGCTTGGCGACATATGGCGGGCAGTATGGCGCATATATGGAAGCGTACGCCGACCTAAGCGCAAGCACTGCAACATATCTTGCATTCGGAACACAGGCTGGCGGTGGCGGAACTCCTTCCGAACGCGCCCGTATCACTTCCGGCGGGGACTTGCTGGTCGGGACTACGACAGCCGGTTTAAGCGATTCAAAAGGTATTGTTCTAAATAATCAATATGGTGTCATCTATACAAACCATGCTACCGGACAAACCAGTGGCGCACAGTATGAAATTTTTGGTTACGCTGGAAGTTTAATTGGTTCCATCACCCAAAACGGCACAACCGCTGTTGCCTACAACACCAGCTCCGACTACCGCCTAAAA